TCTGTTTGGATTATATTCAATTCATTTTCCGACGCATCAAAACGGAAGCACGAATTCGCATCTGTCCATATTGTTTTATCTTCTGGAGGGAATAGAATAACCAAGTGGGAATTGGTAATATTCGGGTCTACATGTAATCTATTATAATTTAACTTCAACTCTACCTGGGATACCGTTGATGTTTGGTCATTTCTCGCATCAATATTATTTTGCTGAATATGCGAATTTGTTAATTTTTCATTATTATTGATTTGTGTATTCATATCTGATATCAATTCGCTTCTCGTATAACTGTTACCAATCGATAATGAAAAAGTTATATTCGTAGATACATCTATTATGGAACTGGTTTCATTGTATGTATCTGTCCCTGAATATTTTATGATTTTCATATAATTATTATTTGATGTTAATGCAAACGCAGTTGTGTCTGCGATATTTACGTTGTTGAATGAAGTATGTAAAGGACTTTTCAATACATTTATATCATATTGATCTGTTTGAAAACCCAAATAGCCAGGTATTGTCGTATTTCGACTAGCGTCCACTTGATAAGGACTTGACCATTCCGGAAAACTCAAATAATAACTACTCTGATTAAACAGTTTTTTTATATTTGCGGTAAAATGACTCAGCGACGTATTTTGGTTATACACAAATATACTGTTTGCAATATCGGTGTCTATATTATTATTTGTTGTTTGAATAGCTATATTTACAGTATCTATCAATTCTTGTGGCTTATAATTTCCAGGTAAGATCGGCACTTGTATATCATGTGTTTCTGTATCTATCCCGGTCGTTCTACCTTTGAAATAAAAAAAATTACTGCCATAACTTTTTCCAATTGTATACCACGTAAAAGGTATTTGTATAGAATATAACTTCAACGATACTACGTCTTTCAAAGGTTCTGACAAATTGCACGTAAATTCGGTTGAACCAGTCGTTTTATCTGGTCTATATTGACTATCTATACTTATAATTCGTTTCGTTGTTTGCTTTAATATTGGATTCAATGTTCCTCTCGCATACGGTAGTTGGGTTGTATATATTACCTCTTTCGTTGCTTCTTTATCTGCTCCTTGATATTCTGAGCTTGTTGCAGCACCACTTCTTCGAGTAGACGTTATAGCTAGATTATCTAACGCATCGCCTTGTATTTTTAAATCGTTCAATGATATATCTGAAGCAGATGTCGGCACTGTATTACCTGCATACGAGATTTCTTTACTTGTTGTTCCATCATTACTTGTCTGATATAATTCTGATGCTTCCATTGCAGTTAAACCTTCTACAATTCCTTCATCGTCTGTTTCTTCATCTGAATCTTCGAAAAAATGGTTGTAAATTTTTTCAAAAAAACTGGACAGTCTCCTCCCTGATTTATTTTTCATATTTTCATATTTATGAATCATCATTAATATTTTTGCTTCTAACTCTCTGTCGCTTGGATTATCTAAATCTAATATCTCATATAATTGTTCCGGTGTATAATTTGATATATCATATAAATCACCCATTGCCTCTTTATAATACCATTATACAAACATTTAATCTATTTCTATTAAAAAACATATATATTTTTCTACTTTGCAACTATTTCGTTTTTTCTGTCATACGCTCTTTGAACATATTTCTAATAAAATCTACTAGATCTATTCTAGCATTACATCTATATAATATTTTTGTAGGAAATCGCTTCAGCCCCTGACCACGTTTCATATGCTGCCTTCCTGTAAAACATAAAATATCAAACGCCTGCATTACTTCTTCTTCCGATTCAGTCATTTCTTTCCGATCGACACGCTCTTTCCCTGTAAATACATAACGATTATAGTTTCCATTACCATATACTTTGTATTTATTCACATATGGGCGATTTCTCACCATTCCTATACCCATTATTTGGTTTCTATCATTGTTCATTTCTAAAATAAACATTATTGTCTCGGAGGGTATTTCATTACTTATCGGGTCAGGAGCACAATATATACACCCCCTATTATTGTTTTTTGTTCTATATGCTTCGTTCTCAGACCACGTTTCGTCATTGAATCTCGAGGTTAATAGATGATTTCGCTGCTGTCTCTTATAATCATTTATTTGTATTCGTTCTAACCTTTCTTGTGTTGCTATGACTGGCATTGTATTTGTTTATGTTTCTGCTTTGTATGTGGTGCAAATCAATTTTTATTTCCGAATTCGGTTTTATTTCTATGTTAAATTTACATAATTTTAGTGTATTTATAGTATAAGAATTATAGACGGTAATAATCATATGGATTCTCATTCATCTAGCACTGAAACAAATTCAAATGATAATATTGGCATTGTTATTCAAGATGAATACCTTTCTATAGATGTTAATGTTGATCACGACGATACTTTATTACATTATCAACATTCACCTGACCCTTTTTATACCAATGATGAATCTGACCCTTTTTATACCAATGATTTCCATCGTTGCGATAGCCCTATTTCTCTATCTAATTACGGGTCTAGTCTTCACGGTAGCTCTAATAACAGCGATGTAGAAAATGCACCGACACACGAATGCGCACATAATATTCAATCTCTCAGTGGCGATATTCATTCTATATCTCTCACTGATATTGCAAATATTACGCAGCAAAACCTTTCCAATGTTGTCAAATCTAAACACAAATCTCATTATAAACAACTTGATACGAAAGATATTGAGCGAAATATTGAAAAATATTATACTTTCGACACTAATAAATATACTAATGAAATCGACATGCTGACCACCTTTATGAAAGGGCAAAAAAATATATTTATACAGGCTAAGCAATTAACGCAACTTAAACTGAACTGTCTAATGATTCCTGCACTTTTACTTACTTGTGGTATTACTATTATTACTCCTTTTATTACTTGTGATACATCACACTCTGGTTTGATTTCTGGACTAAATGCACTTGTTGCTCTTATCATTTCTACTATTAATTTTTTGAAATTAGAAACACATACACAAAGTTATATGCATTTGGCGAACCAATATGATAAATTGGAAACCCTATTAGAAATGACTAATAGCAAACTAGTGTTCATAGATAATGAAACTGAAAAAAAAGAGTTGGTTTTGAAAAAAATAAACGAGATGGAGCAAAAAATTGTCGAAATGAAAGATGCTACTAATATTCTTGTTCCAGAAGAGATTAAAACTATTTTTCCAATTGCATGTCATATGAACATTTTTTCATTTATCAAAAAACTTCATCATACTAAAAATTCGCTTGTTCATAATTTATGTGATCTCAAAAATGAAATACGCTCTATTGAACACAAATGGAAAAAAGATTCGCGAGGCGGCGATATTGTCAAAGATGATATATATATTGCCACTCATAATAAAGAGGTGGGTCGTCATAATTACTTATTCTCGATTAAAGAACAAGTGAAAAAAGAAATCATTCAATCTAGAAACGTATATGGACACCTTGATGAAATATTTACGCGCGAAATCAAACACGCGGAAAAGAAAACCAATAATTTAGGTGCATGGTATATTTGCTTTTGGAATTATTCTAACTCGAATCACGATTACCGCGGCATCAATCCGGTCATTGATAAATATTTTCATTTTATTTTTGCGGATGACTAGGAACGATCTTCCAATACCACGGCATATTATATACCAACTTTATTGACCCGTGTTCTTCTATTTTACTCTTGAAATTTGTAAAATTATCATTGAGAGAAGAGTTTGATATACGCATTAATAATCGTTTTTGGGTCGGATCCTTCTTATGAGGCACTTCCGTCATCTTTTGTATAAAACCGATCTTCATTTCTTTTAAGGTTTTAAACACTTCTTCCTTTGTTGTATTTGCATCCATTCTTGGAATACACAAGTTCAATATTTCTTTTTCTGTCATTTTAGTTGCTTTGTCTCCTCTATTATTGTGTTTTGATAAATCAATTTTATCAACACACTTGTTAACCCAGTATCTGAGTCGCTGCCCCGAGTAATATAGTTATATTATTGTTTTTTTTGATGCATCAAACGTAATAAGGCAAACACTGAATAATATCGGTATAAACATAACACCATTATATGGTGGGTTTTTACCGATGTTGATATATATATATCGTTATTTAACGTAAATGAATGATAAACTACATTTTTTCGTTTTTTATGATATTGATATCTATAATCACCATTATATGTAATAATTGCTTATGCTTTATTATATTCTAATGGTGATTAAAAAAGTATTACTTTGAATAACATCTTTTGTTTATAGATGAGGAAATGCTGTTTCGGGACACTCCTGTATGTTTATGTATGTGTTTTTATATCTTTTTTATGTGTTTTTATATATTGTTATATGTTTTCTATTTTGTTTGATTTTCCAATTTGTTCTCTATGTTTTTTATAAACAATGGAACTTATTAATGCATCTACCTATTTAGATACTTCTACCACTCTTTCATGGGTAGAACAAGAAGAAAAATTGCAAAATATCGATTCTGTCTTTTCTAGAGAACCCATGTCGGGTATCTCCGCCAAATTTATTTATATGAACACCCACGATTATATCGACAAAGTTGTTTGTGAAAACATACCGCTCTCTCTTTTTTCTGATGGTTCTCTACTTTCTAAAGAATTATTTATGCAAATTATTCAGAAAAAGAAACTACTAACTAGCACCTCCAAATATAAGTTTTTAGATTGCTATTTATGCAACTTTGATGTTATCCCTACTTATATGAATGATTTTGCTAATATTACTACCGATTCTGATAACGCTACTCGTTTTTATAAACAAATATTGGGATTTGAAGATATTTTTATACCCCCTTCCGTTTTCGTGTTTCACGATGTTAATACACTGTTTTTTTATTTCCAAGAAACTCCTTTTGATGAGAAACCTATTGTGAAATCGATTTTAAAGAAAAACAATTCTTATAATAATAAACTTACGAAAAAAGTGAGAATTCAACTTTCTAACAAGACTAATGTTAGACCTAATAAGAAGAAACGGACGACTCGACGGACTAGACACGACTCGTAGAAATACTAATCAAAACTATATAAACATTTTTGATTAGTAGTATTAATTTATTACACATTTATGATTAGCATTGACCAGTTTTCTATTAAACATTCTTTCTTTAAAGAGAACATTTCTTGGCTCTATTTTCAATTATCTAGAAAAAATGAACATAAACATATTGAAACAATTCGCATCGTTTTTCTAGACCTTTTGCAAAATCTTAAACGCGATATACGCGATAGTAAGACTTCTCAATGGCTACAATATCTAGAGGTGTTATTCCGACTTATCGGGTTTTCTAGAGATACATATGTCGGTTTAGGAGAACAAACTATTTCTTATATGCTACTCACCACATTATATGACGTTTTTCCGGCATTATCAATATTCGCCATTCATCAATTTGTCAAGTTGAACGACTCTTCTTCTTCTCGCACAATTGGGTCTTGGCGAGATATTAAACATATTTGTTATTATCTTAAAGAAAATACTGCACAGCAAGAAAATCATTCACTCATTCCGATTTGCATTGAGATTGCAAATACACAATTGAAAAAAGACATGAATACTTGGAAATTCTCTACACATTGTTTTTCAAAATTGCATATTTCAAATGTGGCAAAACATATTCCTCGGGAAAATTCTTCTCCTAAGTTCTCTTGGCTATTTCATCTATTCGCTATTCACTGGACACAACATTCGTATTCTTACATTTTTCAAAATATTGATAAACCGAGTTCCAATATTAAAGCACTCACTAAATCTAAGTGTATTTTTCGCAAACAATTGACTTTTTTGAATAAAGCCCTTCTTACTTTTCAACGAACAAACACGATAGATGATCTACCTAATATTCAGGCTATTACTCCACACACTATTATGCGACAACCATCTCTTTTTTTTAACGGGGAACAAGAGCTTTCAACAAAATTGCTTGAGAATTCTACATTCATTTCCGACGAATCTACGATTATTCAACGCGACACGTTCCGTCCTTATACAAACGGCTATTCTCACTCCACAATTCCTGTATATCATATTATTAAAGAAGCGTTTCGAATTGTGTCTAACGAATCACGCGACCTTTCCGATAAATATATTTCGTTTATTAATATTCAATGGAAACATATTTTACTATCGTTTTCTAGACATCAAGCTGACCATTCGTTTTTACCACTTGTTGATGTGTCTGATTCTACAGATTCTATTTCTTTTTATTCCTCTATTGGGTATGCTATGATCGTTGCATCTATCAGTAAATTTTCTAACCGATTTATTGCCATTGATACTAAACCTACTTGGGTGTCTTTCGATAGTAATGATAGTCTTACCGAACAAATATTACATATCAAGAACACTATTTCTAGTATGCAGAATGGGACATCTGATTTTAAACGGGGGGTTGAACTTGTGGCACAAACTCTTACACAAGTGAATTCTAGTATTGCATTTTGTAATGATATGAAACTCGTTTTGTTCAGCCATTTTCAAAATAATATCGATTCTTCTCAACTTCAATATATATTTCAGTCATACGGGCTGCTTTCGCACCCTACTTTTGTTTTTTGGAATATGTCTCTTGATAAAATTATTGATTTACCTTGTGCGCATTCAAATTCTAATTGTCTTCTTCTTTCCGGCCACGCTATGTCTAATGTTCATTATTTGATTCATTTTTCAAATAAAAAACTTTCTGTATACGACTCGATCGTCGATAGACTTTTACATCCTCGATATCAAGGGTTTTCTGACTACTTACATCGCATTGTTGCGACGTTTTAATAGTTCTTCTTTTTCTTGTTTTGTTTTTATCTTACTATCGCCTACTAATTTTCTTCGTTTATCGAGTTTGTCTTCGTTGGCTACATCTTCTCTCAATGCTCGACTTAGATTTTTTACTTCTTCTTCCGGGGCTACCGACATATTATTTTTCAATTCCTTCATCAATTCTTCACCCGACATTCTTTCGGTCGGCAACGATGTTATGATTTTTTTCAATAATTCTTGGAAATTATTTAAAAAATTTCCTTTTTCTTCGGCTACATACGTTTCTAAACCCAAATCTTTGAACATTTGTAAATAACATACACTTATTGCATATATATCCCAAGATTTATAGGTCTTTTTCGATTCGTCATAAATCTTATTCCATTTTGTTGCTCCCATACCCAGTGCGCTTATCTGACTTGCGTAATATTCAGTCAGCTTTTTTTTATAATCATCTTTTTCGGATTCGCTTAACAACTGTATTGCACGACTTTTCTCTATATAATCGGTGATACACGGTTCTACTGTCTCTTTTGACAGTGGGATTTCTAAGACTTCATTCACTTTTTCTATATCATCTCCTATCTTGTGCAACATATAAGATATCATATGAATTTCAATACACCATACCGGATACTCTGGGGCATATACGAAAAATGCTTTCCTATTGCTCTTGTCGCTGGCTGTTATTGTTTCTATATCGAATGACATTCCATAATCGATTATTATCGGGCTTCCGGTCTGATCTTTGCACATTACATTGTTTTCTTTTGTATCGAAATGCACTATTCCTTTTTCTGCTAGTTTTGTATATCCATTCACCAATGTTTTGTAATTGTTTATGAATTTTCTTGCAAACGACGGAATATCTCTCGTTTTTTCCATCAAATTTATATGATAATCTGCCAACGTGTTGTTTCCTACAAAGGGCAACTGGTTTATCTCATAATTTAACGGTTCTCCTAATTTTCGCTGTTTATCAATAAAATCGCATTTATTTAATTCACCGTCTTCGATTAAACCTACGTCTATATTACACGTCTCTGTTATCGGAGCGTAATATCTTTTGTAATTTGGGATTTCCATTATCTTTCTTCCAATTTCTGCTTCATTTTTTGATGTCTCTCTTTTTTTTTGGATCTTTGTTATGTTCGTTTTTGTGTCGTCTATCATACCACTACACGTTAGACCTGGTCTAAATATACATCCATATGTCCCTTGATCTAACATTTTTATTGTTGGGGCTTCAACTGATTTATTTGTTGCGTCCATTTCCTTATTTGTATTATACATATATTTTCAAATCATAGTTTTTCATAAGTTATATATTTGTATTCTTGGTTGTATTTTTTACTTTTTTTTATGTCACTCGTATATGTCGCTATAAAACCTTCGTTCTCTAAGGTTTCATCGGTTAGTGGATTATATGCATCTCCTTTTATTTTATTACTCACCTTTGTTAAATGTATTTTGGAATACAATGGTAAAAAATATTCATATATTTCACTTCCGCCTATAATAAATATGCGTTTTTCTGGGTATATTTCTTTTATTTTTTTCAACTTTTCTTCTAGGTTCTCCATATTACAATAAAATAAGTATTCTTCTGATTGGTTTGAGACATTGACATATAGTTCGGGAGTTTTTGTTAATACTATGTTTGTTCTTTTCGGTAATCCTCCATTGGGCAGCGAGTCGTAGGTTTTTCGACCCATTATTACTACATTGTTTATGGTCAGTTCTCTAAAATGTTGTAAATCTTCTGGTATATGCCACGGCATACTATTTTTTTTACCTATCACATCTATTTCATTACTCGCTATGATGGCTTCGTATTGAATTGTATTTGGCATTGTATTCTATGTATATTTGTTTTTATTTGTATTTATTCGCAAAATTATTTAAAGGCTTTTTATGTGTTAGTATTGTAGGGCGATAATACTTACCAGAAAATGTCTATAATGTATATATTGTGATTTTTACTGGCTTTTTTAGCTCAGTTGGTTAGAGCATCCGACTGTTAATCGGGAGGTCGTAGGTTCAATCCCTACAAAGAGCGGTTTCGTGATTATCTTGGTGATAATCATGAAATATTACAGGTGTGTGAAAAAAGTTTTTTATTTTACTTTACATATAACGTTATTCTTATCTATCTAACTATTATTCTTCGTCATCGCTACTTGTCAATGACATATTATCTGGCTGCTCTTGACCTCTGTTATTATACGCATCTAGAATGGCCATCGATCTACGATGCACTGGCAACGGGCGACAATTACGCTGGTCTCCTGGAGCTAGGTCGTGGAATGTTGTTGGCACAAATTTTGCGTTATTTACTACCTCTTGTAAATACCACACTAAATGTGGCTGAGGAAATTGACGGGGGTCATTTATATACGAAATTACACAATATCCTAAGAACTTGGACATCTTACCGTAGATTTTGGCGCTTCCAGTTGGCACTCGCATTGAAACTAATGCTACATAATTGGCGAAAAACGATAATATACGGGTCTTCCCTTCTGCTGTAAAGGGGGTTGAGATTATTTCATAGTTTTCCGAAAAACTATTGATGTATTCGATATTATTGTGTCCCACTGATAAAATAGCTGAACAGAAATCCGATAACATTGGCTTTGTCTTTCCTTCACCTACTTTTCCACAATACGCTTCTATTGTCGCATTGTATTCTGACTTTATGTATGATAGCATCTGCATACACGGCTCGTGATCTGAGGCATGATATTTATCATTATCGCTCAATGGCTTTCCCATTTGAAGACGAATGAATAATTCGGTGATCATCGTTTGTTCTTCTCTTCGGGTTAGGATACCGGTGAACTCTACTTGTTCGATCGGAATGCGGTAATTCAAGATCTTCATCTTTGTTTCCATAGTCAAGTCATCGTAGCACGTTTCTTCGTCATCTAATGATATTGCGAAACGATTGTTTATAAATAACCATAACGTCGTCAGTCTGGATTGACCGTCTTCTATGTCATAGTAAGCGCGAGGATTTTCTATATCGATATCGATTCTCGATACTACCACCAAGGATTGGATCGGAAATCCAGTGATGATAGAATCAATTAACATTTTTTGTTGGGTATGGTTCCACTTATAAAAACGCTGATGAACTGGGATGCGATATGTTCTGAAACGATGTTCTTCTCCTCCCCATTTACTGTGGGGGTGAAAAGATACACTCGTTCCTGATATCGTCGTGATCAGCTCACTTACGGTTTTAGTTATGGGGGTGCGTTGCATTTTGAAATTGGGGGCTTAATTGTATTGGTTCCATTAATTATAACAATAATGGAGTATTCAATTTTTATATAATTATTTTATATAACAATGGAAAGTCCGTTCTCGAAACCGTCTACTATTGTTTTTTATTTAGAACCCATATTGAATACCTATTATAAATCTTATCAACATATTATAACTGTTAACACCATACCTACTGGGCCACTTTCGGATTTGGTAGCCACTATGTCTGCTCCTAAATTATCTCCTTTTCAACAGTTTGGAGTTTTTTCTTCGCCTACTTCTGTCCCTGGGAATTGCGTAAATGTTTTATTACGTTATCCTAAAAACAGCAGCAACGCAAAACCGTCACTTAAGGATGTCGACTCCTTTATGACAGCCGAAGATATACCTTCTGTATTTTCGTATCTACAAGCCAATGGATATACTATCGAAACCGGCCTCACCAAACTTATGCAGAAATCTGGTATCGGGTTTGGGGGCGTCAGTGATTCACGCCTTTCTGGCAAACGTAGAATGATCTGTATGGCCACTTTCCAAGGATGATTATTTTCGACCAGAATTAATATATGGTTATAGTATATTTTAGACGAAGGACTAAAAATGGGCACTTCTATTATTGACAAATATTCTTTTCATCATTGGTGGATGGGAGCACTATCTTATTTACTTTTTGACACTACTGGGATTTCTATGTCCAACAACTTTTTATTGACAAATGGTATTCATCTCATTATTGAATTATTGGAACACAACGTTTCTCCCGATGGAACTATTTTGGAATCGCGACAAAATCATATCAGTGATATTATTTTCTTCCTTATTGGATGGTATATATCTATGTTTCTACAACTACAAAAACGGATTCATCCTATGTTCATCCCTTTCTTGTGGATTTTATTTATTGCAACGGGGTTTAAAGAATTTTATCGCGAAATATATCCTTATCATAACTCCGCCTTTATTAATGGTGCATTTTAATGTATCTATCCTGTATTAAGCAGTCATAATGAATAACAATACTCCATTTATGCCAATGAAAAAATTGGGGTGAAGATTGGGTCATATGCGACACTTATGCTGATGTTATCGTATTTTTTAGAACTGGCTCTTTTGTGGAGGCGGACTTTGTTATTTTCGTCTTTGTTTCTTTATTTTTTGTCACGACGACTGGTTTCACAACTATCGGCTTCACGAGTTTTTTATGCACATATATTATCGACATCATCAGAGTCATCGCTTGTTTTTTATATCTATAATATTTTGATAATATACGAGGCACTGCACTACTTAATACTCCGATTAAACGGAATATTTCATTAATGAAGGTATCCTTCGTTGACATTGAAATACCCATAAAGGTAGTTGTCGTCAAACATTTATTCGACCAATCTTCATTTATTTTGTTTATATAATTGGGGATGACAACTTCTTTATAGAATGTCTTTAGTTGATGCACTTTCCATTTCTTCATTTCTTCTTGGATGTTTGGACGTCGTTCTTGTAGCAATATCAAACGCGTTTCTGATGGTAGGTATGATATTATTTCTATTTGCATATCTTCAGGTAATCTTGATACGTCTTCCGCTACAAACTTTTCTTGTTGTTCATCACGTCTTTTTATATTTTTTATTGTTTCTATTTTTTCATCGCATACTTTTTGAAAATGTATATGCAACATATTCATATACGTTTTTGTTTTTTCTGTCCAATCTATAATCTCGGCTGTAGTCTTTCTTTGATACAGCCCTAATTCTATATTAGGCATTAATTCCTGCGAATTTAAATAAATGAGGTCGTGAAATGTGGTTTTATGATAATTCTCTCCTTGTACATACGGTTTCTTTCTGTAATTTATCGTTGACCCTGGTAAAGGATATTCTACCAATTTCCCATATTGTTTGTTTAGTTCGAGTTCATTATCCATATTATTCTATGCAGACCCGTTATATTATGTGTCTATATTATATATTATATTTTTCAATTTTATGATCTCCGAATTATCTTCCGTTTTTTTGTATATTGCGTTCTTTGGGTTTTCTGATATTCTTATTCGGGTTTTTCATATTCAATCTGTTTTTTCACAAACAATTTACTATATGTTTATTTTAGCAATTGCATTTAGCCTTTATTATATTCCTTTTTGAAATGTTTTTTTTCATTAAAAAATACATTTATACAGTGGCTATCATTCGAATGAATTTTTGAAATTATGTATGTTTTTTTGAGAGAGAGAGATTGTTGCACATATTTTTACTATGATGCGGACTATCTATTCCTATTCCTATTCCTCATCGATTTTCTATAATCATAACGCATCGACCACGTTCCATAAGAGCAACAATCTTCATTACAGAAATAACAGAGGTTGTTGAATAATGGTATCGCAACAATCGTGTCTTTGTCTAATTTGTGTATGGGTTTTTCACACATATCATTATAACAATCTGTCCAGTTTACAATGTAGTCTAATTCATCTAATACCTTATTTAATTTTACTCGGTGTTCTGGGTCATATTCCCATATGTATATTTGGAGCTCTTTTGGCAATCTTGTTAATATATCTGTCATTGTTATTGTTGTATTAAATCAATGACAGATATTAATATTGTTCAATTTTATGCATATAATTCTTTCCAAATATTTCCATCCTCCCAATGAATTTCTCTATTTTTTATGTATGCATGATATTTTGGTTTATGTGTTAGTCCTTGTTTGTGTTCAAAATTTACACTTATATTATAGGTCTTATTTCCTATTTTTTTGTTTCGGAAATGGGATACTTCAGCAAACCAATAACCGGTTTGTTCTTCATCATCTCCATATGCTCCCTTTATAATAGACAAATTCGGTTTTGTGCGTGTCATTATACGCTGACATCCACCGTGTTTTGGATCATAATATACTTTTTCTGTCATATACATTATGGCTATAAAAGTATTCACATTATATTACACATTCTTTCATTAACTTTCCGTTAAATTTATTTTCAACTTTTTATTGTATTACAAACACGTTATAACTTCTATTCCAGTAAATCTAAAATTAGTTTTTTGAATTTGATCTGCTTACAACAAAAAAACAGTTTTATACTGTTTTTTTGTATTTTTATTGGTTTTTATTGGGGATGGGGTGGGTGGGGGAGTTTTTTATATAATCGTCATTGTATATCCTGCTTGTAGTTGTATTCCTTCCGACCAGGGACCGAAATGAATTCTGTTGTCTAGCTTTCGTGCATCCAACATTCCTTCTCCGTGAATATTATCACATTTCCATCCTCCTTCATATTCTATACCCGAAGGCCATACACACTTTCCTTGCCCTCTTCTTTCGTTTTCGTAGAATTCTCCCGTGTAGGTTTCACCATCTGTATATGTTATTGTTCCTTTCCCGTGCCACTCGCCATTCAACCACTCACCTGTGTATGCAACTGCCTCGTTGGTTTTGTATATCATTTTACCCTCGCCACTAATTTCTCCATTCTTAATGCATCCTTCATAAAAGTTCCCGTTGGCAAATTGGATCTGGTTTTTGTGCCAGTGCAACTTATTGTTATGCCACTTACCTACAAACTGTGTGCCTGTATTTTCAATGAAAACACCACAACCTTCTCTTATGTCATTAAACCAGTTCCCCGTATATACATTCCCATTTACATAATACATCGAACCCAAACCTTGTTTTTGTTCATTGACTTGCTGCCCTATATATACATCTCCATTTTCGGATACAATCATAGATACTTCCACATTTACATACTTCTTCAGCATAAACTTATTCTTGAAATTATCTACTGTATTCGACGATACTGTGGATACGCTCACCATTGTTGATTTTGATTTGGATTATTAGTCGTTGTTATTGTTGTTATCGTTATTGCTTTATGATTTTTGGTCAATTTTTGTCATTTTTGTAGTGTTATTCGCGCCGACATACTTCGTCGGCGCATTTCAAATAAAGATTGTATAATGCTCCATAATTTTCGGGGTTCTCCAGCTTTTCTGTGATGATCTTCTTCATATCTTCATAGAAGAAGTGTGTCATCATCTTTCTATCTTTTGGGGTGGTATGTATCCAACGCCATCCATAAATGATATCTCCATAATACTCATTGTCTCTCGAGAAATAAAAGTAGTCGTTCGGACATCTATGTAAGCATTCAAAACGGATATTGTGGGCATCTCTCCACTCTTCACATTCCACTGGCCTTTCATTAGAGTTGAACATTTGCAGCTCCATCGTATCTGTCGCTATCATCTCACGCACGGTGTCGTTTGGGGAAAACACATCGTAGATTTGGTCTTCCGGGAAACAAGTGTCATATAACTCCATCATTATTATAGGAGTCGTTGTTCGACTATCCAGTAAGTCTTCTATGTCGCTATCAGGAACTCCTTCTACGCTAGTATCCATTGATTCTTTCTTGAATGTTTCCAAAATCTCTACAAAGTCCGACCAATTTTGCATCAACTCCACTTCGTCTTTGATATATCCATATATCTCGCTTTGGACCAAGTCTGGTAAGATTCCATATAGTTCTGCCATTGTTAATTATTATATTGTTATATTGTTATGCTTGCGAAAACTATGTGTGTTATTTATCAATTTTTGACAAATTTGTATGTGTCTGTTTCTATATATTTTCATTCTAGTGAAAATATATACTATGTTCTTCTTTTTACTCGGACTTTTAGCGTATTCTACTTTGGGACACACATCTACTGCATACAATTATTATGAATTGGCCGTGCAAAAATGGTGCTCTTCTGATTATATGATTCACGGACTTTGGCCACAATACAACATCACTTCCTACCCTTCCGACTGTGCCGTTGTTCCTTATAGTAAGCCTACCGGATCATTGTTATCATTAATGGACTCTTATTGGGCCAGCTGCGATGACTCTTTGTGGCAACACGAATGGACCAAACACGGGTCTTGTATGCAAGTTCAAAATAATATTGACGAGGATACTTTTTTTAATACGACTATTTCTCTTTTTTTAAGTAATATTGATTCTATTGACCATTGTAATGATCAGGACGACTGTATTATGGCTTGCTTTGATCTCGATTTTAAAGTTATGGACTGCCCCTGAACTTATGCGCAACGGAATGCATATGCCATCAGACCTACCGCTACCAAACCTAGCGCCATACCTGCATGGTAATTATATTGCATACCCTTATACATCTTTAACCACGCCTTGGTCTGCTCTTCTGTTTTTATATGGTCTAACATCATCGTCTTTTTTGGAGTCAATATATAATAAAAATAATTTACTACGAAACTTATTAATAAGGTTTGACATATCAGCGCACTTGTCGAGTATTTTTTCTTCAATAAATAACTATTTCCTAATAATAAAAGCAGTGCCAATATGAATCCTAAAATATATCCTGTGTAGTAAATTTCCATTCGCTCTTTTACTACTTTTTTATAGATGGGAACTAGTTCCGATGTTAGCTGTTCTTCGTATTCTTTTGCTACTTTGCTTTTTGTCGTTGCATTTGTCATATAAATCATTCCGATTACGAAAGCGGTCGAGAGACCACAACTTACACTACACACCATTTTGGGTATTATATTATATCTATATATTTTTATCGAGGGATTGGTCAGATTAGACTGATGGTTCCTCCGTCTTCTTCTTTTTTCTTGGTTTCCGTTTCGGAGCTACGGGCTCACTTGTTTGGTCTTGGACCGGGATTTCTTCGGGAATATTTACCTTCAACTTGGGCTTTCTTTTTTTGGGAGTTGGGGGAGCCGCTTCGGCTACACTTATTTCTATGTTTGCTTGTTCTGTTTCTTCTTTTTTTTCTGGGGGAATATCACGGGCTGCGTCTAGCTCTCGCATATTTGCAGATAAGGTTTCCTTCAACTTCTCCAAGTATACAATACCGTCCATCAACTCTTCTTGCGTTCTATGAATCCATTCAAATGCTGAGATGTTCGGAGTATCTAGAATTTTTACATAGTTTTGCATTCGGGGATTATTGCTCTCCTCTAAACACGCTTTTAGCGAACTTTTTTGGGCGTCGTCTTCGTCTGTCATTATATATCTATTATAGTAGCTGTTTATTGTTTATATGTTTTATAGAATTATATTTTTTTATTTTGCTATAGTATAAGATATGCCAGGCAAATCTCTCTGTAAAGGTAAGCGTATTACTAACCCGAATAAATGTAAAAAAGTCAAAGGATGCAAAGTCGCGAACGGGTCCAAACGCAAGTTCTGCCGTAAAACCCATAATAAAAAAAAAACTGCGAAGAGCTCACCTAAAAATAAAACTAGAAAGCCATTTAGACGTTCTGAGGCTGACCGTCTTAAAGGCTACAACAATAAACAAGCGCGCACATTGAAGATGTTGGGGATGTAATATGGTCGGGTGCTTTTTCTTTTCTATAATCAGAATTTATTTTTTATTATTGAGAACATTTTAGGGGTTTGTGTTTTAGAGTTATATATATATAAAAATAAGCCTTTTTATATATTATTTGAGTTGTCATTATGCATTGTTCTCTTGTTTCTGTTATTATGGCTGGCGGACTCGGCAAACGAATGAGTTCTATTGTCGCAAAGGTTCTACACGAAATTAACGGCAAACCTATGTTGCATTATGTTATTCAAAATGCTATTGATGTTGGATCTGAACAAATTTTTATTGTTGTTGGGAAATACAAAACTGACATCGAGAATTACGTTTTTTCTGGGTTTTCTTCGGATGTTCTGGAGAAAATTGTCTTTGTTCATCAAAATGAAATTATGATGGACGGACAAATGTGTTCTTTGGGCACTGCCGATGCCGTTCGGTCTTGCATGAATTATTTTGAGCAATATAACTGTAATGACGATACACAAGTTCTTATTTTGTCTGGGGATGTTCCTTTTATTGATATACAACAATTGACTTTGTTCTCTAGAATGACGAATTCTATTATGATTTCTAAGACTACGAAACCCGCTGGATATGGACGTGTTTTTTTGAATGAGGACGGGAACCTTTCTTCTATTGTTGAACACGCTTTATGCGACGAGACACAGCTTCTTTGTAATCGGGTCAATGCGGGGCTGTATAATCTTTCTGTTCGGCTACTAAAAGAAACGATTCCACATATTGTTTTCAACTTACGTAAACAGGAATTCTTACTTACCGACTTTTATTTATTTACAGACAAAAAGATATCTTGTTTCTGTATCCCCCTTGTTCCTAAGAATGTTAATACACTTACTGATTTACAATCTATATAATAAAGTTATTTTCATTATTTGAGAACATTTACATTTTTTTTATGAATATTATAAATATATACTGTTTTTGCATATATTTATATTTAGTTTTTCTTTATACATCCTGTTGTTCTCAATTCTTCCATTATTGTTTGTATTGTTTCTGTCGAATGGGTCAAGAAGAAGGGCGGAAATAGGGCATGCACGAATGCACCTACCGATGCTTTTGCGAAATTATACGATAAATGCATTGAAAAACTCAGATGTTCCCAATAGGTCATACATACTTCTCTCGGATGGGCAAACATTGGTTCTATATTATTATTATGATATTTTTTTCATTATTTGAGAACATTTTATTTTTTCTATAATATATCTTTTTATGATTGCATTTTTATATGACCAATACAAAAAATACAGTATATACATCTAACGAATCTGAAGTTTGTGAAATGTGCTCAGCTTAAAAATAACATCAATATATTTCGTGTCATCATGGTTGCCCACTTCTCATTTTCTCTATTTTTATCAGGATGATATTTTAATAGTAATTTCTTTCTACAATTCTTTTTAGAAGATCCTTTACTTAATAGTAAATTAAATTCAACACATAATCTCTTGATAAAGATATACTCAGGGTTGTTTATTTCTTCTTCTGCCCTCTTTGTACGTTCCTTTTCCGCTTCTTCTTCGTTCTTTATACGTTCCTTTTCCGCTTCTTCTTCTTGTTGTTTTCTCC